CCATCGAAATCTGCCGTAAGTTTAATAACGGCGTGTTGCGTATCGTCTTTTAAAACTTGATATGAGAATTTGTTTGCCATTTTTATTCCTTGGAAAACTTAACTATAGTTTGAAAATGTTTTGCACTAGCTTCTAGCATATCGGCCATTTTTTCTTTGTTTGCCTCATTGATTTTTTTATAAACAGCCATTATATTGTTTGCTATTTCTGGAGTGATTTCGGATGTTGAACCATCTAAATGTTCAACAACCATTTTTTGTTTTTGTTCTGCAACAATTTTAATTTTATCTAATATCGTTTCTTCGGTAGACAGTTGCATAATACCGTCATATGGCACAGTGACATACTTGTTAATTTTATCAACGTAATACAAAGCAACTTTTTGCCCATTCGGGAATAAACGAATAGATTTTCTTCTCATAATTAAAACCGCTGGAGGATCTTGCTCGGAATGCCCAGCTTCTCTTCCTTCATATACAGGATAATTTGTTGCAACCAAAGAATCCTTGTTGATTAATTTTTTGAAGACCGGATCGTGGTCACACATGTGTTGACCTTCAGCGTGCCTTTTTTGCACATCATTAAATGATGCGACATATGGTGCAAGGTATTCTGGGTGGTGAGCATGAAACATTACATGCGCAGCATAATCACCAAGATCGACTTTTCCCCTTTTCTGAATATCTAAATGCTGATGTAATTCTGATGGTGAAAGCCAACCATCTCCGTCTACATCAGGAGAACCATCTTCGTCAATCTTTGTTTGAAGAAAGTCTTTTAATCTTTTCATTGCTGCGTTTCTTCTGAATCTTCCGTATTTTGTTCTTCTTGCCCTTCTTCAGCAGAATCTTCTTCTTGTTCTTCTGATTCTTCTTCATTATCGGAATCATATTGAGAAATAAAGTTTCTTGCCATCTCTTGTTTACGTTGTTCTAGAGCGTCAAAAATTTTATCATTGATTGCATTATAAAACGCAGCTCTCATTTCTGTGGCGTTATCGACGAGAGCGTTGTCAACCACTGCTTGAATATTTTCATCTGGCATTATTTTTTCTCCATTAAATATAAATTATTTATACCACTCTTTTCAGCATACGCAATGCGAGAGATTCTTTCAAACTCAAATCACCTTTTATTGGTTTATTATCTGCTGTATCTCCGGATACTGGTGAAGCATTTGAAATTGCAGGAGATGTTGGAGCATTTCCAGTTTTTGCATCGGCCGCATCAGCAGCTAATTCTGCTTGACCCTGCTGTGCTATTTGCATTGGATCTAAAATTAATCCTGCTTCTTTTTCATCATCAATTTGTTCACGCATTTCTTTGATATCTTCATCCGTCATTCTCAATACATTTCTTTGTATCCACTCCATCGAATAATAGCGCCCGACATATGGGTCTACGGAACCAAGAAGTGACAGACGTTCTCTTACCAATTCTGCTTCTTTTAATTCGGCAAAATTATTGTCTTTTAAGAAATCGTAGTATATGTACTCTTTAAATTCGTCGAACTCATCAGATGTACAAATACCTTTTAGTACACATTGCACACGCAGTGCTTGATCGAAAACTTCTGCAAACTTTTGTCTTTGGCGATCAACAAACTTTGAAAACTTTACTTCATCACGTGTAATTTCACCAACTCTGCCAAGTGAAAACCCAGTTTGATTTGGATCTAAACGTGACACTGGAACATTTAATGCTTTGTACAATTTCTTTTCAAAGTATTTAACGTCTTCTAGTTCACCTAGATTCTGCCCACCAGGTAATGTTGTAATTTCTGTACCTTTACCGCCTTCTCGGCGAGGTAACCAGAAATCTTCCATCATTGACAGGAATTTTCTATCATCACGGACCTCACCTGTCTGAGCATCATAGACAAGTTTATTTTTATACTTGACCATAATGTCGCGTAGGTATTGTTCAGCCTTTAACTTAGGCAAATTGCCTACATCGATATAGAAAATTCTACGTTCTGGTGCTCTTGATATACGGTAAATTACTGTAGCATCTTCAATCATACGTAACTGATTGAGTGGTTTGATTGCCTTATGAAGATATGAAAGCACAACTGCACGACGAGAATCCATCAATCCTGAATTGATATTGATGATAGAGTCTTTTGCAATACGAACGCCTACAGGTCCATAACTGGATGAAGTGCCTGAAACTACTTTGTCATTGTAAATGTAATATTCATTTACAGTTGTTACCACATCCGCTGCTGTTGATTTATCTTTTTCTTTTTTAACTTCACGAACTTTTCGTATTTTTCTTGGATCAATATATCTAAGTGCTTTAATACCAGACTGTGGATTTTCTTGGTCTATAATGATGTGATAGAACAATCTACCATCAACATAGAATCTACGGAAAATATCCGTGGCCATGTTATTATAATTCAATACTCTTAATATAATTTTGAATTCTTCTTCGATGGCTTTTTTGATTCTGTCTGGTTGCTTTAGATCGTCCATAATAATTCGAATCGATTGCCCATTGTCGTTTTGAACAATTGCTTCGTTGACAATATCATCAATCGCCGATTCGATTTCTGGCTGCATTGCCATTTCTCGATAACGAGAAATTAATTCGACCTCGTTTTTTGCTGTACCGTCTAAATCAACATACGTGCCATAATATGCTGCGGCAGAAATAGTTAATGCACCGTCCTCATTAGATGGGACGGCAAAAGTTTTCTCAGACTGTTGTTGTACTTCAGTCTTTTGTCTTGAGATTTGAAAGCCGAACAAGTTCAAAGCCATTGATTTCTCTTTCTTTTCAAATTAAACATAATGAGGGGCATAAGCCCCTCTATATTAAGAAGTAGTATCCGATTCCCACCACTGATATGCTAGGGTCACCGAAAATTCTTCGATTGCATCATTCGAACCCCAGTCAAGATCAATTGGTGCTAAGTCAACAGGGAATGCACCTACAAAGTTATATGCTTTAATAATATTTCCACCTTTATCATACTGATTTACTTTCGCATCGACAGAATAACCTGCTGGTGTTCCTGCAACTCCGTTTCTCAAATTAGTTGTATGTGAATTAATACCGTTCATCCAAGATTCAAAAGCTTTACGAACTTTAAAGTTTTCATCGTTGATTATTGTAATCGTCCAGTCAGCAAAATTTCTATTTCCAGCAAATTTCAATTCGCGCCCAAAGTAGAACAGTGGTACAGTGCCAAGTGTTGAACCTGGCAACTGTGCGCTCTTACATAAAAATGTCAGTGCTTGTGCAGAAGATGCGGCCTCTGTACTAAATGTTGGAAAAGTCATTGTGACTTGGAACAGATTTGGACGAGCACCATCTCCTACAAGATTTGCTCTGAACTCTGCTACATTAAAAGCCATTGTTTTCTCCTATTTCCTATTATTTATTAGACAGAACCGACGATTTCACTGAAGCTTACACCACTACGCACTGCTATGAAGTTCAACTGAATATAGTTGATAGAACGAGCAGGCTTGATGTAAATGTCACCAACAAACTGGTTCGAGTCAATTACTTGTGGAGTATTATTAGTTGTATCGCAAACAACACGATAATCGTAAATACCACGGCGACCTTTAACGTCACGTAAGTATGGCTCAACGATTGCTACAAATTGCGCTCTAGTAAATTCATCGTTCAGTTCAAACAGTGAGAATTTGGCAGCAGTTGAAATTGCTTTTTCAAGTACAATAAACAGGCGGCGAACATTAATTCTACTGAAAGCAGAGGGCTGTGTTGTTAGTGTTTTATCGCCATACAGAATGGTGCCTTGCCCTGGTAAGGATACAACAGGGTTTACACCGATAGAGTAAATATTATCACGATCTGCTTGTGTTGGATTCCATGCCAGTTTTACGACATTTTTAATTGCACCACGATTTACACCAGCAGGAGAGAACCAAGGATCATTTGTTTGATCCGTTCTTGCACACAAACCAGCAATGTCACCATTTAATGGTATCCAACGATAAACATTATTGTACTTATCGAATTGATATTTCCAACCCGAATCTGCGACTGCATAAGTTGATGCTCTTGACAGTGTGCTTGCCCAAGTGGCAATACTGGTTGCCGGCGTTGCAGTGTTGACAACATTTACATATTCTGGAGATACAAAAGCTATACAATCTTTTCTAGAACCTGCTAAATCAATTGCAGTTTGTTGTACAGATGTGTTTGCATCAGCGGTTACAATTAATGAAATATCAACTTCATCTGGATTATCAAACAAATCATATCCCGATTGTTTTGTTCCGTTGTTAACAGCTAGTGATCTACCGCCGGCGAATGAGAATGCTGCTCCAGTATTGGCAGCGCCCATGGCGGCACCAATAAAGCTTGTGCCGGCGGCTGAATTGCCCCAGTTGGTGATGCTAGAAGAAAACGCTGTAACACCATTTGCAATGTTAGCCTGTGGTCTAGTTTCCATAGGACCTAAAGCATAGATATAACGTGATTGATCTCTAATTACTGTTCTATAGTATGCTGAAGAACCATCATCATTAATACAATCCACTGCTTTTGATAAGAAGGGGAAAGTTTCTAGTATCGCACCTTTAGTCCCAGTAAATATACCACCTTCATCAAGAACAACCATATGAAACTGATCGTTAGCTCCATTTCTTGCACTAGTGTACGAAGATGTAGACGGAGCACCCGAGAAATAATTTTTATATGCCCAAGATGAAAATATTTGAGGAGCAGTATTAGTATTTGCAAGAAGTGCTTGTGTATTTCCGCCAGTAATAGTATCAGAAGGTAATTGTGTATTTGAAGTATAAATTTGAGATGTTGAAACGTTAGCATCCCAAACTACAACTTTTAAGCTGTTACCTAAA